CCCAGCATGTGCGGGCTGGGCCGCCCACCGTCTGCCAGACCACGGGCGCCCTTCTTTTTGAATGCTTTCTGCATGTTGTTCATGGCTTTCCTGTCAGTCTGTCAGATTGTGTCAGATTATAGGGCATGTCGATCAGCCGAACGAGCTAATCGTGGAGCCAGCAACTGCGGTGAGCGAGGATAAGGCTGCTTTGGCCATGCCCCCATACACCTCGGCCGCCGCCGCCGCGCCCGCGACTGCGTTCGATCCGCCTTTGTAGAAACCGTCCAGGGAGGCGATGCTCGCCTGGGTGAAAAGCTGCGCGTTGGTCGACCCAGCCTGGATGGACAACTGGTCCCGCGTCAGTCGGGCGCGGTACATGTCTGCGGAAGCAGACATCATCTTCGCTTTGGCGTCGGAGTTGATCGACGCCACTTTCGCCGCCGAGTCGACCCCAGACATTAGCGAGCGGATGTAGTCGGCTGCCGCCTGCATGGCCTTCATGCGCGACTCGATGGCCAGGCCCACGGCGAAGCGTAGGTTCTCCACCGCCATGTCGGCCTGCTTGATCGCCGCGTCGCGCGAGAGCTCTTGCGTCTTGCCCAGCTGCGCGAAGCGGTTCTCCTGCAGTCGCGCGGCCATCGCCCCGGGCGGCAAACTAAAACCCCGCGAGGCGAACTCGTTGAGCGTCTGTGACTCGGTGCGCATTCCGTCGGCGGTGATCCGGTCGCGCCCACGCTGCCAGATTTGGTCCTCTACCGCCGCGCTGATGCCCGTGCCACCGCTCGTGATCGAGTTGACCAGCCAGTTCGTCGCCTCGTCAAAAGCGTCCGCCGCCAGCGGGTAGTATTTGGCGAAGAACCCGGCCAGTTCGTCCGACAACAGCGCGATGATCTTGTCCCGCTGCGCTTCGAACGTGAGGCTCGAGTTCTCGGTGGAGAGGTCCGCCCACGGGTCAGCACCGATTACGAGCTGGCCGAACCGGTCCGCTGTCGCGCGCCCCGGCTCCGTCGCGGTGATCGTGCCGTAGGTAAAGGTGGGGCGCGCGATTTGGGTCCCCCGGCCGGCGTTGACCGCGTCGCGGGCCGCGTTGGAGGCGCTGTTGACCGCGCTGTTCGCCGTGTTCAGCGCGTTGCTGATGATCTGGTCTACGAATTGTTCGGACATTTAGATTCTCCGCTTGGATGCGACAGGCAGGAACTCCATCCCCGCCACGTTGAAGTCGTCGCCGTTCTGGTTCATCACGCCGAACTGCCAGTACATGCCCTGCAGCCCGCGCCCCAGATCGACCCGGTGTTTGTCAAGTTCTTCGCTGCTGCTGCGCGCGGTGTAGAACAGTGTTTGCTTCCCGGTGACCACCTTCAGCACCAGGGCGCCGTCCGAGGATGCGGAGAGGTAGACGTTCGGCATGGTCTTGTCCTGCGCCACACCAAAGTTCGACTTGGCGAACTCGACCAGCGCGCTGATCGGGCTGCCGGCGTCGGTATCTCCGGACAGCTTGTAGATGCCGTCGTTCGCCACGCCGTAGTAGTCGTTGCCGCGCTGGAAGAAGCTGTTGAAGCCGTACTGCTCGTAGCGCACCGATGCACTGGTGTCGAGGTTGACCACCCACACGGCGGCGTCGGCCAGGTCGGGCTGGGTGCCGATGTTGAAGGCCGCGAGCGAGGCGATGTTCAGCCCGGACAGCATGCTTAGGCCGTATGTGCCGAGCATCGAGAAGCTGCTGCTGTGGCCCAGCACCGACATCAGCGCCAGCGCCTGCTCGCGCGTCATGCTCAGCGTCGAGGTGAGCTCGCCGCTGCTGTTGAGGATCATCACCAGATCGATAGCCTGGGTCTGCTGGCTGCGCGCCACGCCCGCGCTCATCAACAGCATTTCGTCATCGGCGATGAAGCCGGCGCTGGAACTGAACCGGTGCAGCGGCAGGCTGAAGTCGCCGACGCCGTACTCGCCTTCGGATGCGATGAACTGGTATTCGGGCAGGCTGGTCGCGCCGGTGCCGATGTCCGTCTCCGAGCCGTCGCCCCATACCGTGAGGAAAGGCAGGTTGAAGTAGCCGGAGGTCGGCATGGCCGGGACGAACGTGGCTTCGGCGCCGGTCGCGGCGAACAAGGGAAGCTCGGTAGATCCGAAGCCTAGGTATTCGGATGCGGTATCGGACGCAAGGAACTGCAGCGCCAGCAGGGAGAAAGACGCCCGCCCGCCGCCGTCTAGCGTTGCCGCAAGGTCGCCACTGCCGGCGAGGCTCGCATCGACAAAGGACACGCTGCCGCTGAACTCGGCCGTGAGCGCGCCGTAGCCGTTCATGCGAACCTCCGTGGCGAACGACACCAGCAGGTCGCCCGACCCGTCCATGGTCGCGCGCGGCAGCATGCGCGCCGAAAGACTGCCGCTACCGGGCATCGTCACACTCGGCTCGGCGATCAGGTTCCCGGTCTTGAATTCAGATGTCGATACCTCGTCGTAGCCCGAGTACAGCATGCCGTAGACGTAGAGCTCGTCATACACGTTGTAGGTGCCCGCCGCGCTGATCTTGACTGCCTCGCTACCCACCGAGTAGACAATGCGGCCGTCAGTGAGGCGGGCGATGCGGATCGGCAGGCCGGGCGTGTTGCCAGCCGCCAGCGCCACCGCGTTGCCGGCCTCGAAGCTGTAGATACCGGACGTGTCGACCATCACGCCATAGGGGAAAGACTCGATCGCCACGCCTTCCATGCCTGGCTTGCCCACCGCCATCAGCGCGGCGTAGCTGCCGTACTTCACCGTGAATTCGATATAGGCGCCGGGCAGAAGTTTGCCGATGGTACGGGCGTAGCTGTTCCATCCCTGGTTCAGCGAAACGATGGTCTGCGCCGCGGTCGGTGGCGCGTAGGGCACGGCGGCGACTTCGCCGGTCGCCGGATAGTAGACCAGCACGTTCTCGGTCGTGCAGCCCACCGCGCCAGTGTTGCCCTGGAAGAAATAATATTGCCCGTCATCATCCTGGATGATGGTTGTTTCCCAGCCACCCGTGCAGGTCGTCTGTTCCTCAACCACCGTGCGCGCTGGTTGCGCCGGAACGTATGGCGAGCCTGGATTGCCAGGGTTTCCGGGGATGTAGGTGGTGTTGACGTTCTTGATTAGCTGCGACATATTGTTACCTCAGACTCGGCCGGCGGGATTGAATCGCAGTCGGGTGTTGTCTCACCTGTTGCATCGCGCGGGCTATAGGGTCGTTGCCGAACACGCACACGTCCCACGTTGCCAGCGTATCGTTCACGGCGGTCGCCGGGATGGGTGAGAGTCCGACCCATTCACGCCCAGCCAGCTTCAGGTAAACGCGGTACGTGGCAACGCCCTCAACCACATCCTTTCCGATGCCGATGAAGCCTGTCGTTTCGCGCGTTTCGCCAGGCTGCATCACGCGAACCGAGTACATGGTCACGCCATCCGGCAAGGCGACTTCCTCCCACGCCGCGAACGGCGAGCCGACGTATAGATAAATAATCGCACCCTCCTTGCTGCCCGCAAGGCAGCAGTAGACCGTTTCCGCCATCAGTAGGATACGCGGGCGCAGCGTGGCGTCTGCCAGCACTTCTGGCGGCATGACAAGCGCGGCCTCCACGACGCCCTCCGGCACCTGGAACTTGACGCCGCCGATGGTTCGATGCCATGAATACACCGATCCCGCCGCGTCGGCGAAGGTCACGGTGTCACGCGAACCACCAGTAAGTTCGGACTCGGCAGGCCAGCCGAACAACATGCCGAGCGCAATCTGCGCATCGTCGACATCCGCTATCACGAACCCGAGCGTCTCCAGCGACTCCTTCAGTATGGGGTAGCTTACGGCTTGGTGCGCTGTCGCCAGACTGACAAAGCATAAGGACAGAATGAACGGCTCGGACTCTGAGGCGCCCACCACGCGCAGCGCGCACACACCCTTGATGTCCGCCGCCGTGCGGCTGTAGTGCGCGGCAATCTGGAGCATGGAGTAATCGCCCGGAATGGCGACTTTGTTTTTCAGGTCGGCAGACGCGCCGACCATCACTTGATCGACGGTCGGATACACGCCGAACACAGCGCCGGTCGGCAGGTACGCGCCCTCGTACCGCAGCACGTTCCGTTTGCCATCCACAGCGAACAGGTCGCCGGTTTTCCAGTCGATGTACTCGAAATAGTCAGGCTGCACGCGCAGAGGGATTGTCCTGGCCGAGTTGGCCGTGGTTGCGGTCTCGTCTTCCGTAGACCACGCGCGGGAGATCGCCGGGGATGCGGTGTCACCCGACCCGTCGCTGTGGCAATGGACGGCCTGCGTCACGTTAACCAGGTGATTAGAGAGGCGCTCGTAGCCTAGGTGCATCAGCACGAACTCGCCGGCCAGCGGAAGGCACACCGGAGTCGGCGCACTCCACTGAAGGAGTGGGTCGGTCTGCACGATGGTCGCGGCATCTGTCTCTTGTGCCGCTGCACCTGACCCGCCGAGCGACGTTCCGCTGACGGCGGACAACCCCGCGCCAACGGCAGGCATGGGGCTTGGCAGCATCGCATAACGGTCGCCCAGCAGGGCATCGAAGATCGGCGCGGCAATGGTCTGGAAGCTGTCGCAGACGAACTGCTTGAAACCGGCCTCGTCTGACAGCATGACGAAAATTCCAGCCGGTGCGGTGATGCGCCCGCCGGTCAATTTGCCGCGGTCCATCTGCCACACCTTGTAGGTGAAACCCTCGAACATGCTGGCCTTGGCCGGGAGGCCTAGGTCCGTGATGTTGGCGAGGGCTTTCTTGGCGACGGGAAGGCGCTTGCGGCTGCGTTCGCCGTCGAAGGTAATCATGCTTCTCGCTGGCCGAATAGGTTGGTCCAGAAAACTTGCGACATGAAAGTGTAGGTAAAGACCGCTCCCTGATAAGTCAGATCAGCCTCACCAGCGCCCCCGACAAGCACGCCGCCATCACCGGAAAGCGCCACGCCGCGCCCGAACGCGGTGCGCAGAATGTCTGCGGTCGTATCCGGGACAATGACAGTGCCGCGCTGGACCCACGCGCTGCCGTCCCAATCAAGGATATAGACGCCACCAGCGGATGTAGCCGGGTCGTCACGCCCCGTCGCGCCGACGGCAAGCATTGTGCCGGCATCCGACAGCGCCACCCCGTTCCCGAAGTTGTCTCTGAACGCCGCGTCAGAAGCCGTCAGGACCGCGCCGCGCTGAATCCAGGTGGACCCGCTCCGATCATAGATATAGACGCCGCCCTGGTCTACTACGTCGCCCTCCCACAAACTCGCACCGACAGCAAGAACAGACCCGTCGGCTGACAGGGCTGCGTTGTACCCGAAAAAGTCGTTGGCTTCCTCGTCAGCCGCTGCCAGCGAAACCCCGCGCTGGACCCACGCGCTGCCGCTCCAGTCGTAGGTAAGGATGCGCCCCCGCAGGTTCCCGCCGCCGATCGGGTAGAGTAGCCCGACCACCAGAGCGGCGCCGTTGCCTGAGAGAGATACGGCGCTTCCGAAATACAGCCCGACGCTCGGTGATGTGCTGAGTATCGCGCCGCGCTGGACCCACGCGCTGCCGCTCCAGTCGTAGGTGTAGACGCCGCCAGCGTCCGTCGCTAATGTCTCCCACCGCGCCGCACCTACAACCAGCACCGTGCCGTCGTCAGACAGCGCAACGCCAGTCCCGAAGCGGTCGCCGTCGGCAGCATCCGAGGCGGTCAACACGCCGCCGCGCTGAATCCATGCGCTGCCGTTCCAGTCGTAGATATAGACGCCGCCTATGAAGTCGGTCGATCCTTCAGTCGCGCGCCAGAGCGTTGCGCCAACGGCCAGCACAAGGCCGCTGGATGATATGGCTGTGCTGGTCCCGAACGATCCGTCGTCCAGCACGTCGGCGGCGACCAGCTTATCCCCATACGGTACAGGCGGGTTCATCGCTTCGCGCCCGCCTTACGCCGTCGGCAGCGCGACGTTGTAGTTATCGATCTGGCGATAGTTGCCCGATACGAAGTTGACGTTGCTGAAGTTCAGGTCAGCGCCAACTGTGCCGATCGTGCCCTGGATGCGCTTGTCGACCGCGCTCAGGGCGCCTGCATCCGTGAGGCTGGCGAAGCGATAGAAGCTGGCCACGCCATCCGCGACGATCAGACCGCGCCAGATTTCCGCCGCGTTCTTGCCGAGCACGCCGCTGGCCGCTGCCGCCGCCATCGTGATACCGGTGCCGGCCGCGTTGTTGGAGATCACGGCAAGCAGCGTATTGCCGGCCAGCGCCGCGTCTGCGGTCGCCGGAACCGTGCCGGAATAAACGTAAATGGCGCCGCCATCGATGCCGGACTTGAGGCTTCCGGATACGAGGTTGTGGTCGCGCAGGCCGGTGGAGATTTTTGCCATGATGGTTCCTTACGTGAGTGCCGCGATACAGCGGCCGGTGCCGAGAACAAGCGAACCGGAGGCGACGACGGTTTCGGGAACCGCCAGCGCGCCGCCGAGGATGAAGTTACCGCCGGTCAAGGCGTCCCAAATACCGATGTGGGTGACGCTGTAGGTCGTCGCTCCGGCCGCTGCGGTCCAGGTCAGGTCGCCGGTGGTGGCGGACACTTCGAGTGTCGCCGCGCCGAAGGCCGCGGCCTTGCGCACATAGTTCGCATCGGTGCCGATCACCAGTTCGTTGGCGCCGGTCTTGCCGGGGTCGCCGACGTGCAGCGATACGTGCCACGCAGTTGGGCGAGTGACGACACCGGCGGTGAGCATCCAGTTCAGCAGGAGGTTGCGGGAGAATGTACTGAGCATATCGGCTCCTTAAATGGTGATGAGTGACAGGCCAGCGGTGACGCGCAGCGACTCGCCGGCGCCAACAACCTTGGGGGACGAGGACAGCACGGCGGACAGCAGTATCCCGGTCGTTCCGCCCTTGACCGAGCCGGAACTGATGAAGCCACCTCGCACGGTCTTGGCCTCGGCGAACGTGAAGGTGAGCGGAGAGGCGCTGTTGACGTACACCCCGCCTGACAGTGCGTTGGGGACGATCAGACCGCGCGAGACTTCGGAGTACGCCGTGGTGATCTCGGTCGCCGCGGCGACGATGGTGGCCATCGTGTCGGTCACCTGCGGCGCGTGCGCGCCTTCGTAGAGGCCGACGTACCAGCTCGAGAGCTGCGCGCCTGCCAGCAGCCCGGCGTTCAGCAGATAGTCGCGGCCCTCGTTGGGGATCAGGTTGTGTTCGGTGAATTCCCACTTGGGCTGACCGTCGGCCCCGAAGCACTCGAAGTGGTAGACGAATCCGATCCCTGCTTTTTCTATGCAATTCATTGTGCGGCCTTTCTGATAACTTCCATTTCGAGGAACGAGCTTGCCGCCAGCGGCGACACGTTGGGGTCGCGCACGCTGACGACCATCTGCCGAAGGCCGTCTTGCTCGCGGATGAGCGAAGCTCCGACGCTGCCGGAATCCGGCGCGACGTTCTGTTCTTGCAGGTTCGTCGCCTGTCCGTCTTTGCTGCCCATGACCACCCCTTTCGTGCTGTACCAGACTGCGTCCTTGCTCGGCAGCACCTGGCTGGTGCCGTAGATCGCGCCGTAGGCGAGCTTCTGGACCGGGCGGAAATCCTCCGGCCCGTTGCCTGCGTAGAACTCGGTCTTGTCGGACACGATCCAGATGCCGCCCTCGACCGGCTCCATTACCGTGACCGGCTCGGCAAACTGGAAGAAGCCCCGCCCGCGATGAACCAGATCGGGCGAGTAGGGCTCGGTGAACCAGACCGTCGCGCCGTCGGCGATGTACATGCGCCCTTTGTGCTCGCGGACGATGCGGCCCGCCGGTGGCTTGGTCAGGAACTGGGTGTCGAGAGGCTTGCCGCTGTCGTAACCCGGCAGGGTGATGTCGTAGCTGTCGGCGCCGGTCTGCGCCACCATGAACAGCGTCGTGCCATTGTTCGTGGACAGGTAGAGGCGGGCGTTCTTGCCGCTTGGCAGCCCGGTGATGCGGATGCCCGAGGTCGTGTTGAGCATGAACTCGACCGTGCTGCTGGCGCCGGACTCGCGCCCGTCGACGTCCACCGTGGTGATCGCCGCGAGGTAAGTGCCGGGCGGCAGCGCGCCGGGGACGGCGTACAGCACGGGAGCGGGCGGCACGGCCAGGCCCCACTCCCCTGCCCCGCCAGCCGTGATGCGCTCGGTGACGAGGCCGTCGCTGAAGTAGACCGAGCCGTTGAAGTATTCGTAGGTGATCTCGTCGCCGAGGATGCCGTCGGCGATCTCGGTCGTGCTGTCGTCGGCGTTAAGCTGCAGCAGCTTGGTGCCCTCGACGAAGAAGACGCCGAGCGGGCAGCTGTAGCCGCCGCGGGCGCCTACACAGGCGCGGACCTTGGTCAGCCCGGCGCGGCGGCGCAGCCAGCCGCTGGCATCGATGTCGACGTTGATCGCGTTGCGCACGGCGTTGACCCTGCCGTACTTGGTCGTCGGCAGCGCGTGGTCAGGGGCGATGTTGTTCATGCCGACGGGCCAGGGGCCGAGATTGACAGCTGCCATCAGTAGGACCCTCCGCAGGGTGTTTCGATTCTGTCAGAGTGTATCAGAGTATAGTTGCCAGCGCGCGCCCGAAGAGGTGCGAACGCCGCTGGCTGCCGGTGTTTTATCGCGGAGAACCGCGAGGATGATCCCACCGCCGGCTGGGGCTGGTAAGGCTTCGGGGCGACTACCACCTCGCCCAAGCCCCGATGCCGATAAATGATTCGCCATCGCTATCCAGGGTCGCGGTTGCGCCGACGCGCACCGCCTTGACCTGGAGCAGCGTTTGCCGGCCTTGCAGCCGGATAATCTGATCACCCCCTTTCAGGCCATACATCAGGCCGATTTCGGTTTTCGTATCCGCTGCGAGCCAGGGTAGCGGCTCGGCACGATCGTAGGTGTTGAGCTCGCCGGTACTGGTGTCGAGCACGGTGGTGACGGTGTGCTGGCGCTCGTCGTTGGGCGTCCTGGTGCTTGCTACGACGTGCTGCTTGGGGTCGGCCTGGACGGCGGGCGGCAGCTTGAGTTTGGCCTTGGCGGCGGGTTTATAGACCTGGATGGGCTCAGCCACCTGCACCGGGATGGTTTTCTCGCGCCTGAGCTCGGGCGCGGGGGCCGCCGGCAGGTGGATGCCAGTCGGCATAGGCTCGGGCTTGAAGTGGAAGTACAGCACTGCACCAAGTGCTAGAGCCATCAGTCCCGAGAATACCTCGACCCGACTCATTCCCCGCCCCCGGCGAACATCGAGGTAATGAACAGCCCGATGCCGATACCGATAGCCACGCTGACCATGCAGGCGAGCCAGGAGTAGTTGCAGGCGTCCATCATGCGCCAAGCCCCATGCAGGTCTGGTATTCGGCGTGCCGGCGCTTGGTCAGCCCGGGCAGCGGCTTGCCCTTGAATTTATCCCAGCGCAGAATCTCGCGGCAGGCGCCCGGGTAGTCGAGGCCGTTCAGCTTGCGCACCAGCGTACTCTTGCAGAACGCGCCCGAGCCGATATTGTAGGCCAGGCTGACGAAGGCGTCGTACTCGTGCTGGCGCAGCGGCGCGGTGACGCACTGCTTGATTGCGCCCTCGAACTTGGTGACATCGGCCATCGCGCGGGCGAGCGCGCGAACCGGGTCGATCTTATCGCCCGACTTGACGCCCGCCGTGGTGCCGAAGCCGATCGTCGGCACGTCGCCCGGAACCGGGGTGTAGGCGGTATCGCGGTATCCCTCATGGGTCAGGATGCCGACCAGCGAAGCAGCCGACAGCACCAGCGCGGCGATTGCAGAGCGGCGGCGGATCATTGCGGCGGCACCGACATCGCTTTGGCGACCCACCCGCCCAGCATCCCGAGAGGCGTGCCAACCGCGCCGATGAAGGTGGCGAAGTCGATGGCATTGGTGACAAGCGCATAGGCGCAACCGCCCATGTAGACCAAGAGGATGATGCCTGCCGCGATGAGGATGAACTTATTGAGTTGGGTCATTGGTAGAAGTCCTTTTGCCGTACCAGCCGCGCCCACATCGAGCCCGCCAGCGCGGCGATCGACAGGCCTGCGAAAATGTGGCGCGGGAACTCGTCGGCGAACAGCGGCAGCACCAGCTCCGCGCAGGCGAACACGAAGGCAAGCGCGTTGAGGCGCAGGCTCCAGGCCCGCTTGAGAATGCGCTTCCAGTCGTAGGCCAAACGAAACGTCTTCATTTCGCCCGCCTCGCCTGCAGCTGGCGGTATTCGTAGTCGATGACGTAGGCGCGCGCCCACTCGACATCGTTCAGGTAGGCGCCGCGGCAGTGGTTGGGCTGCCAGAAGAAGATCGCGTTGATGATCCTCTCGGCGCGGCGCCAGCCGGCGCGGTGGCAGTGCGCCGACACGGACTCGTTCGGGTGCCCGTTCAGCAGCGCTGCGTTCACAGCCTGCGACAGTGCGCCAGCGTTGTGCGTCAGGTAGCGTTTCATAACCCCATCGCCTCTTTGCGGGCGCGTTCGTGCTCCGACTCGACGGAGCAGGAGTGCTCAGGCGCTTCCTGATCGGGATCGCAGAACAAGTTGCCAGGGCGGATTTCGGACTCGCAGTAGTGGCAGATGCCGAAGCGGACGCCGTCGAGTACCTGGATGATCGGCCGCAGGCGCGGGTTGTCGAGCGCGAACCTGGCCCGCGCGCGAGCGTCGTCGATGACGTGCTCAATGACGGGATCGGCCCGGTCTGCGACGTCTGCCATGCTCAGCCCCTTCCTACCCAATTAAGAAGCCCGGCGCCCAGCAAACCGATAAGCGCCATGATCCCGGACAGGACCAGCGAGCCGGCGATGCGCTCCTCCATGCGCCGGCGGCGCGCTGCGCGCTCGCGGCGCTCGGCGATCATCTCGGCGATGAACTCATGTTGCTCGGCGTGGCTCGCCGGGTCGATCCACATCGTGTGCCCGGAGCCTTTCAGCTCCTCGATAACGGCGTGGGCAAATTCTTTCGGGTCGGTGAGCACGCGGGGTCCTTACGACATGGGGATGCCGCCATAGGCGACCGTTCTGTTTACGTGCTTGTAGCGCTCGTGCTCGTCCTTGACGAAGGCGCAGTAGTCGCTAAACGACTGCTCGCTCTCGCTACTCCTGGCGCGGTCGAAGGTCTCCGCGTCCTGCTTCTTGTAGGCCAGGTGCTTCATCCAGTCCAGCAGGGCGAGGTGATGGTCCTCGTCGACGTCGGTAAATTCCTGGGCGTCACCGGTGATGGTGTCCAGCGGCAGGCGGTAGACACTGAGTTGGACGGTGTCGTCGGCGACAGGGATCGAAGTCCAGCGCACGACGTGGCGCTGCTCACCAATCACCATCGCGTGGACGGGACCAGCGAGCGTAGTAGGCGGCGCGGAGCCGGGGCCGTTGAGGACTTTGAGCGGGGTGTTGTCGGACAGGCGATAGGCGTTCATCACGCGCAGGATCGACTTGTCGACATCGCCCACGACTTCGGTGGCGATGACGGGAATCTGGGTTGCTGCGGAAGTAAAGTCAGCGACGCCGCCGATCTTGCGCACGAACATGCGGTAGGCATCGTTCATGTAGCGCCAGACTTCGGAGTCGGACCAGAGATAAGGGGCGACCTCGTCGGACACATCCGAACGAAAGTGCTCGAGGAGGTCGGTGGAGTTCACTCAGCCGCGCCTTGCTCTGCGCGGTACGCGGCCCACAACGGGGCGACTTCCTTCTTGTCGACGTCGAAGCCGAGGATTTTCTCCAGGGCAGGGACTGCCGGGCTGCCGTTGCCGGCGAAGTCGCTGCGGCCGTTGCGCTCTTCCAGCAGCTTGAACGCGGCGATGATGCTCTCCTGGCGCTCGTCAGGCGACATCGGCACTTCCATCGGGGCTTCGTCCCCCAGCGGGTCGACCTTGCCGTCCACGCACTCGGCGCCGATTGATGCGGCTTCGCGCGCGCAGATCGGGGGGACGTAGACGGGCTGGCCTTTTTTGAAATCGATCACATGGCCGTAAAGCGAGCGCATGGAGTAGTTGCGGTTCAGTACGAATTCGGGCATCTCTTCTCTCCTCGGACGACAAAATGCGCTGAGCTTTTAGGGCTCAGCGCGAGTGGATTTAAGCGACTTCGTTGCCGCGGCCTTCGATCGTGTACATCACGCGCACGCGCACTTTGCCGGCGGTGGCGTCGGCCACGGTCAGGGTCAGCTTGCCGACGATGTCCAGTCCGGCGGTGGCGCCGGCGGGAATGGTCAGCGCGGTGCGGGCGCCGGCCAGCAGGCTGACCGCGTTGGCGTACTTGGTGGCCGAGCCGGAGTCGCCGACCGACAGCGTGGCGACCGTCGGGCCGACATAGGCGGTCTCGACAATGACGTCGCCACCGAGCACGACAGCGCCGACCGGCATGCGCGCGAGGGCGAACTGGGGGTCGCCACCGAAGTCGAAGAAGTTCTTGTCTGCGCCGGCGGTATCGACAACGGTGTCGCCGAAGCTGAAGACGTATTCCTGCACCAGAACAGTCTGGGCCGCGCGGGATTGGGTAAGTTTCATGGTGTGCTGCTCCTAAATTCGTTGGCTCTGAGACCGCCCGGCCTCAGAGTTTGTCAGAGTATTACTGACCGGTGTAGATCGACAGCACGCCGTGATCTTCCACGGTGTTGCCGCTGTACTGAGTGGTGAACTGCGGCTTCAGGAAGCCGACGATCTTGCCCGTCGAAATGCCCTGCTGGTTCTCGTAGTCGAAGCCCTTCTCGACCCAGGAAGCGTCGCCGATGTCGGCCATGCCCATCGCCTGCGCGCCGCAGAACAGCATCTGCTGGCCGTCGACCAGACCGCCCGCGCCCCACTTGCTGCCAGCGGCTGCCAGGCGGGTGTTGTAGACGTGGCGGAACTCGTGGATGTAGATGCCGTCGATCTTGACCGAGTCACCGGAGAACAGCGCGTCGTTCTTGCTGTTCTGGGCGTGGCGCAAGTTCTGCAGGTAGGTCGGGTCGAGCTTGAGCTTCGCCATTGCTGTGGGGGTCAGGAAAGCGTGGTAGGTCTCGTCGCCGCCCGCGCCCTTGACGCCGCGGATGTAGTTGTCCTTGGCGTAGGCCTTGGCGTTGACCAGCAGCTCCCAGGCGGGGGTGTCGGTCGCGACGATGGAGCCGTTGCCGGTGCCCCATTCGATTTCCTTGGCGGCGTTGTTCCAGCGGCCGTAGCGCTTGGCCGAGGGAGCCACGACGTCAGAGGCGAACTCGAGGAAGGAAAAGTCGGAGCCGATGCGGGCGGAACCGGAGTTCTTCATCGCGTAGCTGACGCCAGACAGGGTCAGGAAAGCCAGCTGGTCCATGCGGTCGGCCATCCAGTAGGCCAGTTTGTCGCGGGACTCGGTACGGAAGCTGACGACCGACTTCTGCTCGGCCATGGTGCCTTCGTGCTTGTTGGCATGGCGCAGCTGGTCGATACGGATCACCTGATCGTACGACTTCATCGCCTCTTCGTTGCCTTCCAGCGTGCGGTCACCAGCAACGCCGTCGCCTTCGAGGTCGGCCAGCAGCGTGATCACGGCGCGGGCGCCCTTCTCGGATTTCTTCAGCTCGGTGATGTGCTGGATCAGAGAATTCTGACCCTTGCCCAGGAACTTGTTGATGAAGGACATGTTGCGAGCTTGGCTCCACATATCTTTCGACCAGGCGGTTTTTTGCTCGTCGGTGAGCAACGCAAAGTTGGTGTACATAGTTCAGCTCCAATAGATAAAAGACGTTTCTCGGGCACCTGTCGCGGTGTTTGGCGTCCGCCTGTGTCGATGGCAGATTTCGAAAAACGGCTTTTTCACGGAGTCGAACCGGCTGGAATGTCGCATCCAGCTACGCGGTGCCGATATGAACCTCGACGGGGTTGGACTACTTGCCCACGACTCTATCAGAGAGTTTCAGAGTTTGCAACAACGTTATGCGGTCCGGACAGCAGAGCCAGCGCCAACAGCAGCGCGGCCCATGCGCGGCATTGAATCGGGATCAGGTTCATGGATTGTGTTACCTCAAAATCAGCCAGAACACGGCCCCAGCCAGTCCGCCGAGTGCGGTGAAGTAGAAGTCGGCCCAGTCCGCCGTGTGCTGCCCGGGGCGCAGGTAGTCGTGCCACTCCTTCGCCCCGCCAGCGACCACGGCAACGATCAGGCCAAGCCACGGGCTGAACGCGCCAAAGGTGACGGCCAGCGCATAGCCAGCGAGTGCGTGGGCCTGCTTGTCGATAGGCGGGAGTCTCATGCCTCCCCCTCGCTGGTGAGCATCAAACCAAGCCGTTCGAGTAGCTGGTGTGGAGCTTCTGCTTCACCTGTATCCGGATGAAACCCGTCATGCACGATGGAAGCAGGGGGCAAACCTACTGCG